GAGGGGTTGTATTAAATTTTAGACCGTCTTTTGGTATTGTTTTTTCAAACCGGAATTTTTGTCCGGGTAATAAATCCAGAATCATTTTTGCGGCGTTGCCGTATTTTTCCACGTAAGGAGCGAATCGTCCGGCAATTGAATTTTCAAATCTTAGCCGATTAGCCGCCGTAGCAGTATTTGCTTTTTCTTGTTTCGCTTGTTCTTCAGCAATTTTTGTTTGTTCAGCTTGCAATCTTTGTTTTGATCTTTCAGTAGTTGCCATTTGAGTTGCAAGAATAATGTCAGAGACCTGTTTTGCTGTTGCGGCTTTTATCTGAGAAGATTGTTCTTTTGTATTTATCATTGTTGCGGTTGAACCCGACGGAGTAGAAGCACCGTTATTTACTGATAATATTGGATTGAGTCCGGCGGCTTTTAAGTCGGAGACTTCTCGTTGATGAGCGGAATTACTCATACGTTCTTGAAATTCCCGGTTTTCCCGGGCTATGCGTTCATTTGATTCATTTGCGGATTCTGCACCTTCTTCACTCTGAGAGGAAGAATAGGCAGAAGCACCCGCACCGAATAAAGGAGCCGCTAAACCAAGAGCGATATCCCAAAATCCCATATTAACCTTCTTTCTGTTTTCGCTTTTGACGACCTATCCATACTCCGGCGAGTAATGACACGACCGTTCCGGCGAGTAATGCGATAGGATGAGTGGCTTCTGCCACAGGTAACAGAGATATTAACGACGTTGTGATGTTTGCCGCCGTTGTTTGTGCGTCATAGACTTGCTGTGCTGTGACAGGGTCAGAAACGGCCAGATTGTAATCACTGGCCGCCTGACACCCACACAGAATCCAGATTCCCAATGTTGCGAGAATTATCCAACGTTTCATTTTTTGGACATCCTTTAGAAGTGATCGATCAGACCAGGCACAGAGTACACCGGCATAGGTCGAACAGTTTTGAGTTTGAGGTAACCGTCCATTCTGAATTGCGGTTCATTAGTTACGATTGACACACGATCAATCGGAGGATTTTCTTGAATAAAGGTTGGCCCCAAGACAGGTAATTCGGTAAATTCTTGGGATAAATGCCAAATATCCAGTGAATCAGCTGCAGATGATCGCATGACGTTAGTGATTTTGGAAGGAAAGTAGCGGTATTCTGCATACCTTTCCTGATAACCGAAAACGCCTATATTTGCCGCATGGTTGACAGGTTCGGCTTGAGCATATATTTCCTGGTTTAGGACCGCTTGCTCACCAAGATTGGCCAATGCGGGCCAGTAAAAGTCATATCTGGTAAGTCTTGAGAACATCCGAGGAATGCCCTGTTGATACGTAAGATCGGCCCTGACCATACAGAGACCAATGATTGTGCAATGTTCGGTAAATGATTTGGTGAAACCGTTGCGTGATACACAGGTTGCGAAGGCGGCAAGATTGCCTTGTGGAGTCGTTCCGCTTTCGCTTGTTTGCGGAATTGGTGTAATGGTGATTGGACTACTTCCACCACCTAAGAATTCAGGACGCTGTAAACGAGCGTCAGGCGAGATCACATTAAAATGTGAACGTAAGATTTCAGTGTACCTGGCCCCGCCCCTGGCATCACGTTCAAATAATCTTTGAAGTTGAAATGCCTCACGTAGTGAGTTGATTGTTGCGGCGGTTGCGTCGGTTAAATCCGCATATATATGTGGAATCTTGGTTGTATTATCACCTTGTACTAACATCCCCGTTCCGACGGGAGCGGATGACCAGTCATTTCCGGCCGGGGGATTTGCGCCAGCGGCATCTTTTTGGCCAGTTGCGGGGGCAGTATAAGCCGTACCAGTTGAGAGGGATATCCCTAAGACAGGAGCAGTATCACCGAGTGGTAATTCAACACCCGGAGAGCGTTGCGGCCAGGGCAGACAAGACGTAAAATAATCATGTCTTTTGCATCTTTTTAATAATGGGTAATCGGATTCTGTACTTGCGGCATCATCAGTATCGACGACAGGAGAATCGATTAAGTTTTGATCTCGGAACCATTCCCGATAGATTAAATTATATGCCCTATGCCATAAAGCACTGACGGAAATACCAGCGATTCCCGTCGGGAGTCCAAAGTAATCGGCCAGTGAACCGATTGCAAAGCCGGAACCTCCGGCGACAAGTTGAGGTATTTCATAATCAACAGAATTGTCCGGGTCATACGGGTCATCTGTTTCCCCACAGAATTTTTGCCAGTTGTCCCATACCAACCGATTAGGGACGGCGAAGTAAAAGGTATCGAGATATAGATTGTCCATGATTGGAACAGCCGGGGTCATCATACGAGCGAACAACGTCGTATTGAGATTAAAGGTATCTCCGGGTAATGCTTCATCCACGTAAAACGGGATGAGATAACCGCTATCAAAAGCGGTTTTTATACCATGTGAACGATCAAAAGATGATCGCTGTATTTCTGCACGTGGTACTTGCGAAAATTGATGTTTCATAACTGATGGATTGCGGTGCATTTTTATAGCCTCCCATTTTTGTAGTCGGTTTCGTGTTCTGAGCCGGGTTTAATATTGAAAGCTTTTTTTAATTTTTTTAACATTTTTGCATTACATTTAGATAAATCCTCTATTGTTGGATTTGGTATGTATTTGACAATGAAAAGATAATCTTTTGCTATATCTCTTTGCCGTTGTTTACGTTGTGTCATATTTGCCTTTTTTTTGTTGTTTTTGACACTTTTTTCAAAAGGTGTCAGTGGGCACTTAATTATCAAGTATATTATAAGTGCCCACTGTTTTTATCCGGCAGGTGGTGGATCTACCGGTGCCGGAGGTTTAACGACTTCTTTTAGAAGTCCGAGTTTTGCGGCTTCGTCACGGTTATTTTCATCTTCAAGGAAATTGAGCAGCTGAGCCGGATCATGATTGAAGCGGCGACGTAACGCCGCAGGGAGTTGAAGGAATTTTTCGTCAGCTTGGGCTATCCGGATCCGGGCAGTGTGATAATCTTCAGCTTCGCTGAAATCACCGAAGAGAGGCTCCCGGCGGTCTCCGGTTAGTGGGTCAGTTAAGAACCCACGTTTTTTTGCTTTTGCGACAATTTGATTAACATCACATTCATTTTTGTGATGTTGTTGAGTCATAGTTTTTTCCGGAAATGATATTCCGGATGTTTTTGGTAATTTGAAACGATCAGTTATGCGTTCCATTTTTTTTAAGCCTCCGGTGTTTGCTTGAGTAAATACTCTTGTGCTTCGCTCAAGTGTTCTGGTTTTTGGAGTGATATTAATTCTCCGGTATTATCGTCATATTCTCCGAGAAAGAATAGAGCGTAATCTCCGGGATGTTTGTTGACAGATGAGCGTTGATCTTGGACGAGATCACTGAACGCTCGAATTGCTTGGCCGTGATACGGGTAGGCGAAAGGCGGGGCATAAGTTTGGGCTTTTTTGTCGTAAATCGAGTAGAGTTTAACTTGCATTTTCGTAAGTCCTTTCTTTTCTTGCCTGTTTGCGGATTGCTATATCTTCTCGGACAGCTAACCGTTCAGGCGTGTTGTGTGGGTTATTAAAAGACATTTTAATTCTTCGATTTTTAATTTGCAATAGTTTTTGAGGATTTTTTTTATCTAAATTTTTATCGTAAAAACGAGGAGGACGGCTTTTAAAGCCACCGTCGAGAATGATATGATCGTAGTTATAAACGTCGTCGTGGAATTGTTCTAACCACTTTGCGCCGATACCAGGGTTACGGCTCATTGAATTATATTCGGAAATTTTTTGTTTGTAGTGGAAGGAAGCTTCTTTGCCGGAGACCTTTTTTAGACAGTACCCGGCAATGTAAGCGGCGGATTCCGCTGTTACTTCTCCGACGGTACAAAAACCTTGATGATTCCAAAGTTTTTCTAATTGAGATGAAACATATAGTTTAACATTATTTCTGATTGTAAAGAGTATCTTATCTTCAAAATCGTGATTGAATATGCACGCATGATGATGAGGGCGCTGTAATTGAGAACCGTATTCCCCGACGTGAAAGAAACGAATTTTTTCTCCATATGCTTTTCGCAGACGTTTCATAAAAAGCTGAAAGTCTTTTTTTATAAGTGAACCGTTTTTCGAGATATGTTGATCGTCAAATGTCAAGGTAATAAAACAGTTTTTTTGATAAAGAGAGGCTTCGTGGACACATCTGATAGACCACATTCGCGCACGTTCTAATCGACATCCGACACATTTTCCGCAGGGAACTGTTGTGGGCAACCAATGAGCACCCTCTTGTTTCGTAAAAACAACACACCGTTTTTTCCCTTCGTCAACATCTGACTCCAACCATCCCTTAAGAGGATGGTAACAAGGCATTAGAGTCTAATGCCTCCACGCTGAGGATTGGCACGTAGATTGATTCCATTCGTCATTCCGGCGGTAGAGGAAAAATGTTTGCGGTCATGACGACGATTGACACGCTTTTTATATCCACCCATGTTATTGATTATAGGTTTTCCGTACATTTTTTTACCTCCTAGGGTTTG